CGACCCCGCGCGCGGCCCCCCGAAATTCGCTGGCGTTTTTTTCACGAATGGCGGCAAAATAATTTGACAACGGATGCTTGTGGTAGTATAATAGATTCATAAATTAAGGAAACCTATGTATAAGATAAAGATCAAAAAAGGTTGGTGGCCTTGGGAAAGGCAGCAACTTGCGGTAAAAGCACTAGACTTTGCAATAAAGCATTATGAGTTGCAGAACGAATGTGCGGATTACCCAGTAAAACTTATACTAACGAAGTTCAGGGATAACTATTACGGCGATTCTTGGATGCACGAATGGGGCTATGAGATTCGTATCAATAGCCGATTCAACGATTACCGCATGATAAGAACCATCTTTCACGAGATGACTCATGTAAAGCAGTTCGCACTAGGCGAATTAGAACTTGGCACAAAAGTTGACAAGTTCAAGGGAAAAAAGTACAAGCGTGAAGACTATTGGAATGCTCCGTGGGAAGTCGAAGCAAGAAAAGCGGAGAAAAAAATGATGAGGAAATGGAAAAAAATTCTTGACTCAGATGGTAAATTCTAATATAATATGTATTATGAAATTGAGAGAAACATTAAATAAATTTTTTGGGAGAGATTCTACTATGACTATGACAGCAAACAAAAGCAACAACTACCCTCAAGACGTTATCGACAGCATGGTTTCTGCTTACGAAGCTAACCCAACTCGCACTACTGTTAATGAGTTGGCTGCTGAGTTCAACAAAACTGAGCGAAGTGTTATTGCTAAACTTTCAGCACTGGGCGTATATGTTGCTCAGCCTAAGCCTACCAAGCGTCCACCTCAGGTGAGAAAAGCTGATTTGGTAGCCGACATTGAAGCTAAGCTTGGTGTCGAATTTGTCAGCCTAAACAAAGCTGGCTTCGGTGATCTACAGACTCTGCTCGACGCAGTATCCTAAACGCACCCGAGAGTTGGTCGACCTCTCGCAAATCCATCGACCCCTTTTTCTGGGGGAAGTCAGGGACTCAATACTTCTTAGGTCATGCCTAGCTAGATAGTGAGATAAGACAGTAAAGATCGTGGTAAAACTGGTGCCTCGCCACAGCCCCCAACCAATACGAGTATTGAGGTCGCGTGCTGACGCGGAAATCATGCTCCTAAGACGGAGTTCGATTGCTACTTTACTATCCAGCTCTGTCAACGTCGCTCTACAGACGTAACCGAAAGTGTAGGGTGGGAATGGACTGCCGACCCAGAGAATGCCAGTCCAGCAAAAGGGTGAGAACGAGAACACCTTAGCGGCTAGGTAGGCGACAAAAAAACTTACCACCATTGGAGCAATCGAATGGTGGTTTTTTTATGGGTGAACGAAAATAATTCTTGACATGAATGCCATTTCGTGAGATAATATACACGATCAAAAATTTAAGTGAGAATTTTATGTTCAAAAGAAATGCACCTTTTGTGCCTGATCCGATTCTTAGTAGAGAGAAATCGGAGTTTATTCCGTGTCCCCTCTTAAGTAAAGAGCTGGATAGGGAGTTTAGACCGCTAACGGTTGAAGATATAACGGGAGAAGTACATGAGCAATGTGATAAAGTTTCCACTCGATAGAAAAGTGGAGAATATTGCGAGAGAAATACAAACATTACAACATGAAATAGCTGATAGATTTGATAATCTGTCTAAGCTCTTTGTGGCTTCTCGTGAGCTAGAAAAAGAGTGTGGACAGTTACAAATACGGTATGACGATTTAGTAATGGAATATGCCGCTGCTATTGGTGCAGAGAATATCCCCGCAGGGATGTTGGAGTACTGTACACAAGTAATAACTAAGTGCGATGCCGATGGTGATATCTCGGTAGCACTTGACGAGGGCATGAATGAGGGAACTTCTCAGCAAGCTACTGATAAGCAAGTACAGGAGATAACTCAGTTCATGGACACAATAACTAAATTTTTAAAAGGTAAGCTGGATGAACTACAGTGAAGAAACTACCAAGTATATGGTGGAGAAGTACAAAGCTAGCCCTGAAAGAGAAACAGTAGAGGATCTAGCGAAAGAACTCAGTAAGAGTATAAAATCAATCATAGGTAAACTATCAAGAGAAGGAGTTTATAGACGTGAGATCTACAAAACTAAAACTGGAGAACTTCCTGTTACGAAAGTGGAGATCGTTTCTCATATCGCTGATGGTCTGGGAATCGAAGTTGAGGGTCTATCTGGTTTGGAGAAAGCTCCAAAAGCAACGCTCAAAAAACTCGAAGTAGCTATCTGTTCTTTGGAGGAATAATGAGAGATTATGAGCAGTTAATGGTCGCAGCGGGGTTGGCAATCTTCGCGGGAGCAATATTTTTACACGCATTTATGTTAAGCTAAGGAAGAAAATTGAGATTTAATCTGTACGTGAAGTTAATGGAAGAATGTGGAGAAGTTGTACAAGCCTGCAGTAAAGTGTTAAAGCGGGGTCGCCACGGGGTCGAAGAAGAGAATTTGTCAAGAGAGGTTGGAGATGTACTTGCAATTATAAGACTTCTAGAGTCAAAAGATGCTCTAGACCCCATTGTGGTTGGTGAACAACTAAAACAAACCTACGAAAAATACAAAAACCTGGAACTCTAATGGATGAATTTCTATATATTTTCCTAAGTACGCTTTCAAAGTGGTTACTGGTATTCCTAATAATATTCATGCTTGGAGTCCTAAGCACAATCTTTTAAAATTACCCAAAAGGAATACGGGTAAAAAAATTTTGAATCATGGCGAATTGTACAAAATTAAGACGAATTTTTAGTTAAATAGGAGGAATTTAAGGCGGGGTATTATGACCGTATCGAATTAACATGGTCATAATAGTTGTCGAGATTCCTTAAAATTGAATCGGTAGGATTTGGGATTATGCTGACTCAAGAGTACTTTTCATAATCTTATGGATTTGGAGATGGAAGCTCCCTTAATTCCGCTTCCACTCCAATTGCATAAATATTCAAACTCTTCTCGCCAGCATAGGTTATAAGAAGTTGTCGATTGACTTGATCTCTCAACAATTAGAGTATTATTTTATCACACTTTTTGGCATAACACAAGTATTATTTTTGCCCATGTAGTCGAGAGTGCTATCTGGCTCCGCTGCCTCTAACAGAAATTATTTTCATTTTTCTAGGGACAAGAAAAAAATAATCCTTGACTTATGAGCTATTTCGTGACATAATACGCAGTATGAAAAAGAATAGAAACAAAACAAGATCGCATTTTATCCTTTTTGATCGGGACAGCCCCTTTTACGCTAGAAAAGAGGTAGACCGAAAGAAGAGAGGTAAGCGCGGGTATCAAAAACATAAGAAAAGGTACGTATGAAATATCTAAACATTTATGAAATAGGGCAAGCGTATGGCGGCCCAGAAGAAGGTGGTTGGTGGTATACAGTAGGAACTCCAGTAGAGTCAGAGAAGTTTTTGAATCGAGACCTCAAGAGAATGGAAGAAAGACAGGAAGCACTCAATGCACGCTTCCGAAAGATGAAAGGTGAGTACTCGATGGGTTATGGATCTCTTGACGGAGTAGACTCAGAAGGAAATGGAGACGACAGATTTTTAATGAAAGGCGGTATATGGGGTAGATCAAATCTGAGAGCAAGAATCGAAGATCATCCTGCAGAAGCTTTTCCAGAAGAACGACCCTATTACTGCTAGGAGGCGGAATGACAGAAGAACAGTTTGAGTGGTTTATGATAGTCGGTGGTATGTGTGCAGATGGTTTAAAGTGGGTAGAAGCGATGGCATTATGTAGGAACACGATGGAAATGCCTGACCACATCTACGAGTGGATGCTAGAGAGAAAGCGTGCTATTGCCGAAAAGAAGAAAAAAGAACAAGTACGACAGTCTGAAATCAATTCAAGAGAAGTGCTCTTTCGCTAGAGCACTTTTAGAACACGGAAAACAGGAGTGGACAGCTTATGTCAAAAACTTTAATACGGGCGGATCTGACCCGAGATCAGATCATCAAGATGAGAAGGGACGGCAAAAAGATAGTGTCCCATGGAAGCTATCGTGCAAAGCGAAAGCCAAATTCACCACGCGTCAAACGCGCCGCTACAAAAGGCTAGATAGGTGGGAACATTCTATCTAACAGTAATGCGCGAACAGTACAAAAACGGCGGCACAGGGGATACTCTGTGCGTCGTTGGTTTGTATGAAACTGAGCAACTCGCAAAAACCGCAGGCTTACTTGAAAGACAGCGTAGAGCTGTTACACCTTATATGAGTGGTGGTAAAGCCGAGGTTATAAAGATGACGCTCAACGAAGGACGCTGGCCTATAGACATAAAGTCTGTAGATTATTTGGTGAATTTGTAATGGAGTCTTTAAATGAGAGGAGTAATACTAGCTATCGGATTGGTGGCGAGCAGTACTTGGGTAATGGCGGACGAAGTGAAATGTCTAGCAGAGAACATCTATTTCGAAGCAAGGAATCAGTCGATACAAGGTATGTACGCGGTAGCGGACGTAACTTTAAATCGGGTAAAGGATTCAAGGTGGCCTAGCACCGTTTGTGAAGTAGTAAAACAACAAAGAAGAGGGATATGCCAGTTTAGTTGGTATTGTGATGGACTAAGTGATGAACCTAAAACTATAGCAGTATTTAATCTATCAAAGATGATTGCATACGTAAGGTTCATGAATAAAGATTCACCAGTACTGCCCAACAATGTATATTGGTATCATAATAATAAAGTCGATCCCTACTGGGCTAACGCCTACAGTCACGAGGTGACAATAGGCGACCACCTATTTTATTCAGATCGCTAGTACAGTTTTGAGATCAGGCGGGGAGTATGTGGCAGGTTTCATGACCTTCCCATCCTCCCTTTTTATTGGCCTAAAATCAGGACCTAGCTTACTCATATTGCTTCTGTGAACTTCTGCAAAACAATCATCTAAATCAATTCCAAATGCGTGTCCTGCTCCGTACACAACGTACAGTAGATCAGTGAGGGCATCTGCGATCTCAACCATGTTTTTATTATCAAGTGCATAAGTAAACTCATCAAGTTCTTCTTCGATTAAGTCCTTTCTTAGCTTTTGTATTTCCTCGTCTGGAAAAGAAGGTCTAATACGTACTTCCTGATCCATTGATTCCATAAAGTCCCCAACTAATTCAAAGTTAGTTCCGTCCATGTTTTACTCCTAAAGTTTAATTGCTAACACAATAAGTATTGCAACTAGTAGTATATTTACCATAAGTAATTCTAGTGCAAGAATTGTGTGATACCATATCCAACGCGTCTTATATGCGTTATCAATAGAAACCTCGTCGGGGTCAGGATCACTCCATCCCTTGCGACGTTTAAAAAATTTTTTTACTTTTTCCACTGAAAATGTCTTGTTTCTGCTGTCTTCGGCGTTCTCTCGCCTTTGCAGCTTGTTTTGCTCTGTGTCGTTTTGAGCTTGGCTTTTCATAATATTCTCGCTCCCGATACTCAAATATACCTTCATTACATTTCTTTTTAAAAACTCTCAATGCACTCTCTACATTGTTATTTCTAACCTTTATTTTCACGCTTAAACGGCCATCCTCTTTTCCTCAAGTATAAAACTTGCTTTCTTATTGCATTTGGAGTGCGACCAGGAAGTAGTGCTTGTACTTCCTCTAAAGGTACCTTATAGTAGTACTTTGATAGTATTGAGCGCTCTTTTATGCTACAAGGTTTTTTTGTGTAAACTCTCATTTTTTATATTATACTAGAAGTGAGACCATATGTCAAGAATTATTTTTGTCTCCACATTCTAAAAATTTTTCTTGACAAAATATGTCATTTCTATTATAATATAACAATCTGGAAAATCATACCTAAAGGAGAGGAACTTGGAAACATCAATAGCAGCTTTTGTAGTATTTACGCTATGTTTAATCGGGTGTGGAATACATTCATGGTACGTTGGACGCAGAGTCGGAATCCAACATGCCGTAGACTACCTTGTTGACAACGGTCAGTTAGACGTTGACGAAGACGAGGTACCCCTCTGACTCATAACACTACTCTTATTGGGCAAATGAAAGTAGTAAAATAATAACTGGCAGTAGCCAAGTTGAAAGGAGAGTGAAGTATGAAACGAGTTCTATCCTTAATAGGAATAGGAACCCTGGCCCTACTAGTCGCATTACCTGCAAACGCAAAGATAATTGATAAAAATAAAGCGTTTACAGCTTGCAAAAATGAAGTCAAATCAGAATATTTGGGAGCAAATCGATATCGCTTAGCGAGAATTCGTAGCTCTCAAGGCATGTACAAGATTCAATTTGTTGTTTCCTCGGCTGCAGGAAAGCAAAAGGTTTTGTGTGAGCTTGATAAATATTCAGGAGCAAGAGTACTTACAGCTCTGTAAGTAAAGGACATAGTATGTTTGGAATGATCAAATTGCTTCCAATCATCCTAGTTGTGGGTGGTGCTGGTTTCGCTTATCATAAAGTAGTAATAAATGAAAAAGACAACCGCATCACCCAACAACAGATGGAGATTGCAAGTAAAACACAGGAAAACGTAGCTCTTCAAACGGCAGCTCAAACTAACGAAAGTACAATTCGTAAGTTAGAGGACCAAATGAAAAAACAAGCCCAAGCCTTTGCTGCTTTAACCGCTAAAAATAACTCATTAGAGTCTGATAAAAATAGATACATGAGCATGGTTAAACGGCACAATTTAACACAATCTGCACGTTCTAATCCTGATGAGATAGAGCCAAAGATTAACAGAGGAACCGACAGAGTATTCCGTCAAGTGGAAGCAGACAGTAGGGAATTAGATGAAGCCGACGATACCGCTAGTGAGCGCGCTTACGATAGCACTGAGTAGTGGTTGTAGTGTACTTCCGAAAGTAGATTTTACACCACCACCTCCAGTAAAAGTAATAACAGAAGAAGTAAAGATGGAGATTTACCAACCACCTTTGCCTCAAGAAATTAAGATGGAAGATGTAAACTGGTTCGTAATAACTAAAAATAATTATGAGGAATCAGTAGCAAAAGTAGAAAAATTATTAGGGGGAGAGTTTGTAGTCTTTGCTCTCACGCCTACAGGCTATGAGGCCATGGCTTACAATCTACAAGAGATTCGTAGGTTTATACGACAGCAGAAAGAAATTATTCTCTACTACAGAGAGGCAACAGAAGTCGCTGATGAAGCCGAAGAATGGCTTGAGAAGAACCAAGAGTTGCAAAATGACTGATGAAGAATTCGAACATCAAGTAAAAGATAATTGGTTCGTACACTGGTGGAAAACCATAACCAGAGAGGAATACCAGTTGACAGTCTACTTTGCGTCAGAAAAAGAGATAGATGAAAAAGGGCGTGAAACTTTTAGAAGAAAGCCAAAGAAGTACAGAGCCAAAAAGCTTTACAGTTTAAAACCAAACTATATAAAGTTTAAGGATGAAGATGATCAGCTCATTGAGATTAGAACCCATGAGCCAATGAACTGGGATTTAGTAAAGGTATACTAATGAGACAACGACGAATAGAAATAATACTGTCGGAACATGATGAAAAAATAAAAAAGCTAGAGAAAGACTCTCATCCTCCTTGTCCTTTAGAATGCTTTGATGGATATGACGAATTAATCAAGAAAATTCAAAAGTTAGAAAAAGAAGTCGAAAGCTTAACTAAGCTTTTGAAATTAAGGAATGGAAAATGAAGAATTATGAAATAGAGATGCAAGCGGACAGGATGAAGTTTCAAGAGAAGAGGATTGATGATCTTGAGGAAAAACTTCAGTCACAAGCAGATGAAGTAGAAAAACAAAGAAAACAGATCGAAGGCTGGATCAAGAGATCAAGACTAGATCCAAGTGGAAAAATGACATGAACAGAGAAGCAGTTTACGAACAGCTCAAGATTGATGAAGGAGTAGTGTATGAAATCTACAATGACCACCTCGGCTATCCAACCTTTGGCGTCGGTCATCTTATCCTCGAAAGTGACGAGGAATTCGGAAGGGCAACTGGAACACCAGTTACTGAAGAACGAGTCAGGACGTGTTTCGCTAGAGACCTTGAAATTGCCGAAGGAGAATGTTGTACTCTATACGGAGAAGGGAGTTTTAGAGCCTTCCCCGACGAAGTCCAGCAGATCCTGGTCAATATGATGTTTAACATGGGCAGACCCAGACTGTCCAAGTTCAAAAACATGAACAAAGCCATAGAGCAAAATGACTGGAAAAGGGCTGCCGCTGAAGGAAGAGATTCCTTATGGTACAGACAAGTACGAAAGCGAGCAGAAAGATTAATGACTAGATTGGAAAATGTTTAATGAATGTAGCTTTAGTAGCTCTAAGCAAGCCGTCTGCCTCGACAGGGTGCAACACGGCGGATGAATTTATAGCTTACTGTGCAAGAGTAAGTAACCCTGACAATCAGAACAACAATAAAACAGCTCCAGGATTATTGAAGTACCTAATCAAGCACGGTCACTGGAGCCCGTTTGAAATGGTGTCTCTTACTATGGAAATTGAAACCACGAGAGATATCTCCCACCAGATAGTACGGCATCGAAGCTTCTCTTTCCAAGAGTTTAGCCAGAGATACGCTGTGACTAATGTTTTTCAAATTCGTGAAGCCAGGTTGCAGGACCAGAAAAATAGACAGAACAGTATTGCACTTGATTACCATAACGATTGCCATAGAAGAGTAAACGAACGATTTTCAATGGCACAAACAGACGTTTTGAGAACTGCGCGAGAAGCATACGAAAGCGCTTTAGAGGATGGGATTGCAAAAGAGCAAGCACGTGCTCTTCTTCCAGAAGGTATGAGCGGTACTACTTTGTATATGGCTGGCACACTTCGTAGCTGGATTCACTACTGTGAGCTTCGTAGAGCAAATGGAACTCAACAAGAACACGCCGAGATAGCAGAAAGATGCTGGAGTATAATCGGTGATCACTTCCCAAGCGTAAGGAAAGCAGTAGATGATCTTCACCCTGTTGATAATTAGTTTCCCAGTAGTATTACTATTGGGTGCGGCTTACGGAGATAAAAAAGCCACGGGGTATTGGCCCTGGCAAAAAGAATTCGATGTAGAAGCAATGAAGGCGAAAAGCCGAAAAAAATCTTGACATCAATTACATTTTCTAGTATAATACTTGCATGAATATTTTTATACTTGACGAAAATCACGATAAGTGTGCAGAGTATCACGTTGACAAACACATAGTCAAAATGCCTTTAGAGGCAGCTCAAATGCTGTGCACTAATATGTGGGTAGATAAATATCTAGGGTATGTACCCGAGAAGCTAAGCAAGGAACAGTTAGCTTTATTGAGAGAGAAAAAACAAAATGAGCCAAGGGACTTCCCTTACTTGCCTACAATGCACAACCATCCTTGCACTATTTGGAGTCGTACTAGTATGGATAATTTCGAGTGGTTACACTGTTATGCAACTGCACTCAATGACGAGTATGGATACCGATACGGTAAAAGCCATAAATCAGTGCATGACGTCATACTCAAACTACCCGAGCCCCTATCTATACCACGAATTGGACTCACACCTTTCGCTCAGGCTATGCCTGAAGAACTCAAAGGATCAAATGCAGTAGTAGCATATCGAAAATTTTATCACAAAGATAAAGCCACGTTTGCTTCGTGGAAGTACCGAGACAGGCCACCTTGGTGGAGTGAAGACGAAGCAGACTATCAACAACGAATATCTCGGTAAGAGTAGGAGATAGAATTGTTAGTTAAACTATTGAAAGGTTTAAAGAATGCAGTTAGTCCAAATTATTGGGCAGAAAAAATAGGAGAAAAGACAGGAGCTTACGATAAAGCTAGAAACAGTAAATTAGCTACTTGGGCCTCCAACTTAGAAGGCTGGAAGTGGTGGGCTTGGCAAGTAGGAGTAGGCTCAGTATTTTTTATTTTAATTGAGGTTATACTGAATATGATTGGTATGACCTTATTACCTTGGGGATAGATATGAGCGAAGGCAGAAAGTTTGATAGTGAAAAACCAAAGCTATACTTACTTCCTCCTAAGTCCATCATAGAAATTGGTAAAGTATTAACCTATGGGGCAGAGAAGTATGATGCTGAAAACTGGCGTAAAGTAGATGATCTACAAAATAGATATACCAGTGCTGCATTAAGACATATCTTTGCCCACATAGACGGAGAGAAGTTAGACGAAGAGACGGGGTTATCACACCTCGCTCATGCAATGTGCTGTTTATTATTTAAGTTGGAGGACGAATTACTTGGCGAGAGTGAAGAAGAAAGAACACGAGAAACTAACGCAGGAGAACATAGCCCACGTTATAGAGTTGTTGTCGAGGGAGAGTCCGATAACAAAAAAGGAGGCTTGCGAGATTTTGAATATCTCGTATAATACTACGAGACTAAACAGAATAATAGAAGATTTCCAAGACAAACTAAACTTTAGAGCTAAAAGAAAAGCTCAGTTAAAAGGTAAACCTGCAAGCAAAGAAGAGATAAAAGACGCAATAATGTCTTACCTGCGTGGTGAGTCTGTGTCTGAAATCTCTCAGGCTATGTACCGCTCTACGGGGTTTGTAAAATCTATACTCCAAAGAGTTGGAGTACCAACACGACCTGCATTAGTAGAAGAGCGAAAGGGTTATGCATACTTGCCTGAACAGTGTGTAGCCGAAGAGTTCAATGTAGGAGAAAGAGTGTGGTCTGCTTTCTATCACGCACCCGCACTTATAGAAAAAGAGTATGAAGACCCTATGTATCAGAGTAAGTACGCAGGTAAGTGCTATTCGATATACGTACTAGAAGAAACCGAAAGCTTAGCAGTTGGAGGATTTTATGCCGCCTCAATAGCATATGACCTTGGAAAATTAACTCACTTGGAGCAGTATGGTATTGATATCGAAAAAATATGATTGACTTGTTTCATAAACACGTGCTAGATCAAATTGGATCCTCTGAAATCTTTCATACTAAGTTTTTTTCTGAAAGTTTTACGCACAGTTTATATGAGTTATTCAAAGACCATAAGGAGTGGACTACAAAAAGATTTGCATATTCTACTCATGATGTTCACTTAGAAGAGTCTTTTCCTGACCTTTTTGATATAATAAAAGAAAGGTTTGATAACTCTATTCTAAAAGTAATGGCTGATGTATGGGCATTAGACCAAGCAGTAGAGACAAAAGATATTTTTATAGTTAAGTACTCGAAAGATACACAGACTAAACTAAAAACGCATGTAGATGATAGTTACATTAGTGGTAGTATAAAATTAAATAATAATTATAAAGGGGGAATATTGACCTTTCCTAGACAGTCTGTAACAAATCAAGAAACAGAAGTAGGTGACTTATTAATTTGGCCTAGCCAGATTACTCACCCCCATAATAGTACATTATTGGAGGAAGGAGAAAAATATTCGATCACTATTTGGACAGCATGCAAAAATAATTCTTGACAGAAATGTTAAATCGAGATATAATATGTAATATTAAAAATGAGGAAACCAATGGGCGACCGATTTTATTTTCAACAACAACAAAGAGGAAAACGCAGAATGGCGTGGGACGACGACAAGAAGGCGCAAGCCGTAGAGATGTATGAAGCACAGGATCCAACTCCTGAAACTTCAATGGAAATCGTAAAAGAAATTGCAGAAGAATTAAGTGAAAGCCCTAATGGTGTTCGTATGATTCTTACAAAAGCTGGAGTCTATGTAAAAAAGACTCAAGCGACTGGGAATGGGGGAGCTTCTTCAGGTGGCTCACGAGTTTCTAAACAGGCTGCTCAAGATGCCTTGACAGCCGCCATCATCGACAAAGGCTTAGCCGTAGACGAAGATATTATATCTAAACTTACTGGTAAAGCCGCACAATACTTTGCAGGCTTATTGGCCGACTAGTACTTCCCTCGGGTGAAACCCCCGAGGAATTTTTTGTTCCGAAAGTTATAGGACAGTAAAAGATTTTACCTACCTAACTAAGGAGCATCGTGAAGAAGGAAGAACTAGCCAAACTTGTGAATGAGTATGGCGATGCTATCATTACATATCGTAGTGAGAACTCTAAAAAACTAAAGTATAATGTCTGCACATTGGACTTTAGTACGCAATACATTCAAGACAAGAAAAACCGAGCGAAGGAATCCCAAGAGACCCTGCTATTATTTTGCTGGGATACGGATTCGTATCGCTTGTTGAAACCTAAGAATGTAACGAGTGTAGTACCTCTTTCCTCGGTGCTGAAGAACGACTCATGATACAAATACATGAGCCTGCACCTACATATGAACATATTGTTCACTATGATGAAGAAAAGCAAGTACAGATACGAGTAACTGTGAACACTTTTAGAGAAACAGAGTATCTTCACGTAAGAAAGTATTATATGGATTTTGAGGAAGAGTGGAAGCCTACTCCAGAAGGAATAGCCATGCCACTTGACTTCAATAACTCAAGAGCCTTGTTCAAAGCACTTGCAGAAATATTATCTTTAGCTGAGTCTCAAGAAATAATTGAAGAACAGTTTAAGGACTTAATACAAGAATTATATAGGCACGAAAACCCAAAATAATTCTTGACACTTTATCTTTTTTCTAGTATAATATATTTATATGAGTGAGAATACCAACAAAAAAACCGCAGCAAGAATGTACTACGAAGGTGGTGACAGTGCTTTAACTGACGCTGAGTGGGACGCCTTGTATGGGGATGAAACTGTAGGATATACTCCAGATGATGGAGTACGTCACTCATTTTCAATGCTGTCACTTAAAAAGACGTTTGATGAGGATGAGTTAGGTTCTTGGGTTGCTTCTCATGAAGGCCAAGACGTAGTTTGCAGTCCGAAGTTAGATGGCTCGGCAGTATCATTATTATACGATAGGGGGGAATTTGTAAGAGCAACTACCCGTGGAAACGGAAAAATTGGAGTAGACATCTCAAATAAAATGAGGTTTCTAGTACCAGAAAAAATTAATTTTACTAAGAAAGTACAAATTGATGGTGAAGTAGTTGCTCCTATAACTATACCCAATGCTCGTAACTATGCGGCGGGGTCTCTTAATCTAAAATTAGTGAGAGACTTTATACCTCGGTGTAATGAATTACGATTTGTTGCATACGATCTACGACCTCATGGATTTATTGAGTCTTGGTCTGTACTTCTCAGTTGGTTAGAGGGGCTTGGCTTTTCAACTGTTTACTCAGTTGATGCGTCACAGTACCCAACCGATGGAGAAGTACACAGAATAGACAATATTGACTATTGGACAAAACAAGGCTTTACTTCTCATCACCCTAGAGGGTCGCTTGCCTTCAAAATTCAAAAAGAAGGCGTAGTAACTTATCTAAGTAATGTTGAGTGGCAAACAGGTAAGTCAGGCGTTGTTACACCAGTAGCAATACTTGGCCCTGTTATGATTGGGGATGCCCTTGTATCAAGAGCAACCTTACATAATATGGCTCACATTGAGGAGTTAGGTCTTGAAATTGGTTGCAACGTCGAGGTCATACGAAGTGGTGAAATTATCCCGCGTATTGTCCGACGAGTTGAG